AAAAAGAAGAGGTTATAGAAAGTTCTCTATAAATAGACCAGATAGAAGTTATAACAAGCTATCAGTAACAGAAAGAGAATTAGGTGGAATACCAAACTCAAGTGAAGATATAAAACAAGCTCACGCTGCAGCAATCGAGTCTTATATAGAAGACTTTGTAGGTTTAAAAACTACAGGCTACGGTGATATGTACTTTCAAAGAACACTAGAAGACTGGGCTAAATTTAATATAAATAATAGAACAAAGCATGATGCTTCTATTAGTTCTGGACTTGCTTTAATGGCTTGTAACAAACATAGATACACTCCTTCAAGTCCGGTGCAAAAAAAAGTTTATGACTTAGGAATAAAAAGATACGACAACAAAGGGTTAATGTCTAAAATAATAAAATAAATGAAGATATACACGAATACCAATAGCGCTTTTCCTAGCCAAGTAGTTAGTGACGAAGAGAAAGCAAGCTGGGATTATGGCCTGCAGGTTTCTCAAGCTATTGAAAACGAGTGGTTTGACCAAGGTAGAACTAGTGGTAATAGATATTTAAGTAATTCAAACAACTTTCACCAACTAAGACTTTACGCTAGAGGAGAACAATCTACTCAAAAATACAAAGATGAACTATCTATAAATGGTGATTTGTCTTATCTTAATTTAGATTGGAAACCTGTTCCTGTTATATCTAAATTTGTAGATATAGTTGTTAACGGCATGTCTAACAAAACATATGATATTAAAGCATTTGCTCAAGATCCTGAGTCTATGAAAAAGCGAACTGGTTATGCTGAAGCTATACTTAGAGACATGTACTCTAAGGATTTAATTGCAAAAGCAAACGCAGTAACAGGACAAAACTTTATGAATTCTGGTTTACCTCAAAGCGAGTTGCCAGAAACACAAGAGGAGCTAGATTTACACATGCAGTTATCTTACAAGCAGTCTATAGAAATAGCTGAAGAAGAAGCTATTTCAAACACGCTAGCCTTTAATAAATGGGATTTAACTAGAAGAAGATTGAATTATGACTTAACAGTTTTAGGTATAGCCGCTGTTAAAACTAATTTCAATACATCTAATGGTATAACCGTAGATTACGTTGATCCAGCTTACATGGTATACTCATATACAGAAGATCCTAACTTCGATGATGTTTACTATGTTGGCGAGGTTAAAGCTGTTACAATACCAGAACTAAAAAAACAATTTCCTCATATAACTGACGAGGAGTTATATAGAATACAAAGTATGCCTGGTAACCGCCAGTACATATCTGGCTGGGGTAATTATGATGAAAATACTGTGCAAGTTCTATACTTTGAGTATAAAACCTATATGGACCAAGTTTTTAAAATTAAAATTGGAAACAACGGTTTAGAAAAAGCTATTGAAAAAACAGACTCGTTTAACCCACCACCTAGCGACAATTTTGAAAGAGTATCTAGATCTATTGAGGTTTTATACACCGGTGCTAAAATAATTGGAACACAGGAAATGCTGCAGTGGGAGATGTCAGAAAATATGACAAGACCATTTGCAGACACTACTAAGGTTGAAATGAATTACGCTATAACAGCGCCTAGAATGTACAAAGGTCGTATAGATTCTATTGTAAGTAAGGTGACTGGGTTTGCTGATATGATTCAGTTAACTCATTTAAAATTACAGCAAGTTATGTCTAGAATAGTACCTGATGGTGTTTTCTTAGATATGGACGGTTTAGCTGAAGTAGATCTTGGTAATGGAACTAATTATAATCCTGCAGAGGCATTAAATATGTATTTCCAAACTGGTTCGATAGTTGGTAGATCACTTACTCAAGATGGTGAGCTAAATAGAGGTAAGGTTG